GGATCAGCGACATAATCAGAGTAGCCTTTGGCTATCTGCTCACCGAGTTCGTCAAGTACCTCTTGAGTGACATAGCAGGGTGCCTCTTGGTCACCATTGAAACCGAGATGTGCTAAATGTCCTTCCATTTTTACAGAAGGATTTTGATCTGCCCATTTCTTCGCCATGAACTCTTGAAGTCTTGCGTGTTTTCGCCAAACGAAAACCGATTCATGTTCTTTCTCACTTTCTTTTTCGTTGAGAGAGTAGTATTTTTCCCAATCTACTTTGTGTCCTCGTAGATGTGCGTGTTGATCTAATCCCATATCTTCTCCTTTGTTAAGTTTATCGCCTCTCTTATCAAATCCCACCGATCAACGCAACAATTATTTTTTAGAACGATTCTAAACTAAATTACCAAACCATTCTTTACTGAGGTGGTGCAGGTGGTGGTACAGGTGGAAGTGGTGGTGCTGGGGGGGGGAAGCCCAAGTGTTACGCTGCACGGATCCAGCTGTCAGTCAAACGAGCGAGATTAGAAAGCTGCAGCTAGAACGAGAACGAAGAGTCCGGTAACCAAGAGCACAGCTTCGGGGTACAAGAATAGCAAGATAAGGTACAACGCTACTACTTCCATAACCTGCTCCTGGAGCTGCTGGCACAGGCTACCTGCTGCCAGTGCCAGGACTCTTCTAAACGAGACGAGGCCTTCATTTGTCGTCCCCAACGACACTATCCTTCCATGAGTAACCATTAGCAATGCAGCGTGCCCCGGGACCACCAGTAAGTGCGTATACTTTGCCTGGTTCAGGTTTGTCCTTCTTCACGGCATCATGAGCGGACCATCCATCCGGTGGCGCGTTGTCTTTGTTAATTTTCTTAATTAATTTTTCGAGCTTCATCGATATCCTCCTTTGTTAGTTAACGCACGGCAGTTGAATGGTTAGTTCAACACCATTGCCGTGCGCAGACCTTACATAAGACCTGATGGGATATATGTCAAGAGCTTTCTTTCACACTGTTTCTAAGACAGTTCCTTCAGGATCCCAGCTCCTGAACTGTACGCTGCCCGTGCCAGTGCTCTTTTTCAAACGAGAACGAGATCTTTCTCCTTGACAACGAGACGAGATCCAGCTGCAGGTGCCATGCCGTTACCAGCCCCCCGAACTAACTAAAGAGGTAAAAAAACGAGGGGCAGATAACGACACGAGCTTCTCCTGGAAGGCAGCTCCCGCTGCTGGATGGTCCGTTGGCCCTTTTCCAGTTCAGACGAGAACGAGAACGAGACGAGCAAACGAGATTACGCTGCACAGGTTACCAGCTCCTGAAGGATGGTCTCCCGGATCCGTGGCCATTGTAACGGGAACGAGAACGAGGCAAACGAGACGAGGGAACGAGGATCAGTGAAACTGGACACCGGTCTGTAAAGTTTAAGCAGCTTCTTCGAGAGGGTCTCATCCAAGATAATTACCTTGCCCCCTGCCTTAACATACTTATTAATCCATACGATTTGCCACTTATTTAATTTAGGATAATTAGCTTCATCAGATTTAAGTTCAATCCAAAATACATGATCTTTATTGGCTGCATGAATGTCTGGAATCCCATTGATTGTGCTAGATTCTATGCGGGTTAAATGAAAACCAGTTAAGTTCTTTTTGACCTTTTGCCAAAGTCTTGCCTCTTGTGCTTTTATTGTCATTAATTAACTTAATTTCTTTATATTCTTAATTACAGAGTTTGGAATAATAGTAGTATTACCTATGCTCTCAATGTCAATACCATTATCAGCATAAGAGTAATCACCAAACAACTTAGTTATGCCTTTTGCTTGTGAAAACAAATGACCTTTTGTAATACATGTTGCTAAATTTGATTTTTTTAGTTCGTCAAATGTTAACCAACTGCTGTTTGATACAATATCATACCACTCTACAGCAACCATTGGATACTTATCTATCTGATCTTTTACTTTTTTTGGTATAGCTATTTTTTTTCTCATAAATTTTTACCGATACACTCCCAACAGATGTAAACATTGTGGAGTTGTGTACTTGATTGAAGACTTTGATCCATTCAGACCAACTAGCCTTTTTTAATAAGTGCTGTGTCTTCAGATTGAACCTCGATGGTTTTGGCGTTGTGGCCATCGATCTTCTCTGAAAGCTCTTTGAGTTTGTTCTCAAGCTCTTCACGTGACATACCCTCCAGACCTGTTACTCTGACTTCTTTTCTATCAATGAATGCACCTGCTAATTGGCCAGATCTATATTCTGCATTTATAGCTGCAGCAAATTGATCTTTCTTCTCTGCCTTATCAGCAAGTCTTTCAAATCTTTTGTAACGTCTGAGGTTGTCACTCTCATATTTTTTTACTTCTTGTTCAAATCTCTTGTCATAATACTTTGCAACATGAGGATTAATTCTTCTATTTAATAATTGTGAAGCAGTAGATCTAGCACTATTGATATCTTTACAATCATATCCTGCACGCTTTAAAGCTTCTGCCTGAGTTATCTGGCCATGATCTTGCACCATTATCTCAACAAACATTTTTTGTTTTGGTGTGAGATCTTTTTCAGTTCTCAATTCTTTTTTTGTAAGCCCACCCATTATTTTAATTTATTTAAATCTCTAATAATCATTCGTCTTTTACTTTTGATTAAATAAGGACTATTTATGTGAAAATTTTTAAATGGAATCTTTGCTTTAATTTCTCTTCTTAAAGCACTTTTCACATCACTTTTTGCAGTGGATCGACTTACTTTACTTTCTTTAACAATCTCAGAAGTTCGTCTTCCACCAGATTTTCTAAATTTTTTATACGCAGCCTTTATACCTTTAGTTAATAAACCACCAACTAACATTTTTTTCTTATCAATAACTTTACCAAGTGCTTTAGCTTGGCCCGCATGTGCTGCGGATGCTTTTTCTAATTTACTTTTGACCATCTTAATAGTTTTCAAACCACCTGTGTTGTAACCAAATTTTCTTAATCTAACTCTTTTGTATTCTTTGTCTGCGGATTTAGCCATTTCTTTTTTCATTAATCTTCGTTGTAAGATTGTGAGTGGTTGGATCTGCATAGTTTTGCCTTTTTTATCAGATGCATATGCTTTACCAACTATTACAGGTTTTCTAAATTTTTTCTTTTCTCTTTTAGCTTTTACGATACCAACTCTAATTCTTCTTTTCAAACCTGGTTGAGCTTTAAATTCTGCAGCTCCAGTAAATTTAGTTCCTCGTATCTTTCTTTTAAAATCCGCTTTTTTTAAAGAAAAAGGAACAACAGGTGTTTTAGTTTTTTTTGATCTTTTTACCTCAGCTTTATGAGCTTTGTGTAATCTTCTGAAACCTTCTTTAACTGTTTTGAATATTATTCCCTTCATATTTCTACTATATAGATTATTTCATCACAAAGTAATACCCCATAAAACTTCTGATTGCGTTCCCGCAAGACTGGTGTATCTTAGATACACCATGGATACACCATAGATACACCACTAAAATTGATTAAAACCATTGATATTACTGACTAATAATCGTTTAGATACACCAGATACACCATTTTTACCCTCTGGGGTACTTTCTTTTGTTCGTTAGTCTGAGATATCTATATAGTAAATATTTATTGATTGTCCGGTATCCGGTATTCTGTTATATTTATCCTATGGTCCTTAAAAAAGATCAATATTTCATTAGTTCCTGGGGGTGGAGTCTATGCTCTCTTTGATTTCTCCCCCAGGGATAAAACATTTTAGACCACCATGACCACTATCTAATTTTTACCTTACCTGAGTATACTTTCTTTTTAATTTCAGCCCTTTCCTCTTTAGTCTTAGCATTACGATACAATCTATAAAACTCTCGATAATTAATCCAAGACTTCTGCAGCTCTGTAAATTTAATTTTACCAATGTCGATTAACTTAATATACTCCTCACGTACCATCTGCGGGTCCATATCAGCGTTCCAACATACGTCTTGAAAATCTTTACCATTCTCTAAAAACCATTTATGGCTATCTTCTTTCCAATAAGTTTCTCTTTTAAACCCACTCAGGGACAACGAATCCTCAAAAGCCTGTAGCAATATAGCTTGAAATAATCTTATTTCAGGTGGACGTTTTTCTCTTGCAAACTCCATGGCTAACTTAATGCCCAAATTTTTTAACAAGTTTGGTGAATAACTCATAAAACTTTTTAATAGTTGGTTTTGGATAATTTTGGGATTTACAGAATTCGTAATCGTCTAAGATATTTTCAATATACTCAGTCTTTACCTCACCTGGTAAAGCATCCACAAAATAGATTGTTTTCTTGACTAAATCTCTAGGAACCCTCGGCATCTGCATAACCACGATGTGGGAAAAGATATGGATTATGGATCACACCGTGGCTACACATTTTTGACAACCAATTTCAAACCTTTAGCCTGAGCTATTTTCTTTCTACCTGATTGCCATCTTGACTCGATTTTGTCGAGAAAAGATAAACTGAAATTTCCTAAGCCATAGTCATTTCCACAATACAACTGAAACATCAAACTTGTTAACTCATCATAAGTCTTTTTGTTTGGTGCAAGCATAACTAGCTTGTCCAACGCCTGGTCTAATGCTTCTTCACTGCTTTTTTTTACAGCTTTACCCACTAAAATCTCCTTTATTTAAAGTTAAATTAGCGTTCGTTGTTCTGGATTCATAAGGTGTTTTGAAGCCCCACCTTTTCATTTAGGCTTAGGAATACGTATGTAATGTTATTATAAAATTTGTGACTTATTTGCAACAAAAAAAAGGGGCCAGTCTCCCGACCCCTTTTCAAACCCAGGTTCAAGGTTAACCATCCAACCTGCAGTTCTACTTACCATTCAGAAGTTTTTTACCTTCTAAGAGTAAATTCTCTTTCATCTTTTGATAGCTCTTGCCCTCTTTTTTGGCTATCTTTCTCACCTCTTCATCAACTAATTTTGCAATCATTGAGCCAGGTCTTCTAAACCCTGCCTTTCCCATTGCTCTAATCAGCGTATATGATTCGATATCTACCGCACAAGATTTCCATTTGTTGATGTCCATGACTCCTCCTAATGTTCTTGATATTCTTTAGAGTCAAAGAAATCAAGAAGTTTTATTTTCTTTTTACTTCTGCCACTATTGTAGATTTTTTCAATAATCATGATGTAATCTCTAGTGCTTGTACCAGATAGAAACCATGAAGACTTAGTTTTGCAGGCCTCTCTAAACCTTTTCAAATCAAAGTCTGGACACTTATCAGCTATGATATAGGCCATGACCATAGACCTTTTTAGTCTTCTTTTGGTATCATCCATACCTAAAAAATACTTTTTTAAAGTATTCAAGGCACTTCCAATACGATCACAATTTTCAATACCACCTGCAGGAATTTTAAATTCACCAGTTTTAAAATCTGTTGAAATACGATTCCAAAGTGAGCATTGTTTCAGCAGCAACACTATTGCTTCAGCAACATTGACACCATATTGATTCATTTTTTGTTTACAAACTTTGTAATCAAATTTACCTCTTGCACAATGATGGTTTAAGTATGCTTCCATGGACCAATTCTTTCTGCCTGTATTGAGTCTTGCAACATCAAGTGGATCATTAGAATTCATAATGATGTAAGGCACCTTTAAATCTAGTTCTTTTCTAGCTTGTAAAGTATGCTGACCATCTATTACTTCCATGTTTTTATTTACACGTATTGGATCATAAAGATCTTTTTCAGCGATCAATCTCTTCAATTGCTTCACGTGTGCTTCGTCTACAGGTCTATTACCTCTAGCTTTTTTAAACTTTGAGTAATCAGTTGTCTCAAAGAATTTATTTTTTATTGCATTGTTCATATCTTTTCCTCCTCTGTTAGAACAATATTGTGTAACCAAGTAATCCAACAATAATTAAAATTACTTTTGGTGGTATTACTAATAATGAAATCAACAACAAAAAACTAATAATCTGGTTTGTCATTAGCCCCCTGTAGTTGATCGTAAATTAACTTAGTTGCTATCGACTCATTGATTGGGTAGATAGGCATGTTCTCAAAGTACATCGCACATTGCTGCAGCTTCTTCATTGCTTGTTGAAACTCATCATCACCATATTCTAATGGCATATGAAAGTTTGCAGATACGATAGGCACCTCACTAAGTATTTGGTCGACTCTACTAACCCAACTGGCAAAGACAGTTGAATCAGATTTGGTTTTAATTATTGGACTTTGGCTCATCGAACCTCCATAAATTAAATTTGTCGATAACAGCACTAAGACCAGAGTGAAATTTTATTTTACCACTCATGATATCTTTTGCTTTTACAGTTTGGTAAACATCACCATTTACTTTCAACTGTAATTCTTTTGTTGACTCATTGAACTCAACTGAAAAGACATGAGTCATGACAACGCTCTTTGGTTTTACTTCCCATTCAGGCTTTAATACCAAGGCTTCGCCAAGCTTTTCAGCAGCTGTCATAGATCTAAGAAAATCATTTGTTTCCTTATGTCTATCTGTCTCAGCTATCTCTTTTTCTGTTTTCATGATAACCTCTTTGTTAGTATTTTTAAAAAACATGAATTTCTTATAAACATTTTCATGGGATATGCAAGGAAATTATGTTATAGGATAATATAAGATTATGACCAAATATTTTTTAATTATGTATATGTGTAGTATGTTAAGTGGCCAGTGTCCGTCATCACATGTCACTGGATATACATTTGAAACTCACTCAGCCTGCGTGGAATATGGCTATAGAGTGGCACATGGGACCTTTAAATCGTTAGAAGAAACTGAGGAAATGGACCAAGAATACATAGAAAATAGCAAAATTGTGGTCAGATTTGATTGTAAGCCTATTTTTGTACCGAAACCTGTTGTACCCCTCCCAAAACCCAAAACGAACGCATAGTTGCATACTAGTCACATTATGTTATATAATAATACATGAAGCTATATCGCGTCCAAGCAAAATATAAAAACATATTACTTGATGAGATGCTTGAGGCTGAGAACGATAAGGCTGCTCTTGACACGTTTTACAAGAAGGTTGAGTCAGGAGATGTAACAGAAAAGGATGCTGGTGGGTTTTTAGATCCTAACAGACTTTTCATAACCTTCGAGGAGGTTGACCGAAATGCAACTACAAAAGTTAATAACGGAGAAACTTCAGTTGGAGTCCAAGTGGGCGGGCAAAGCGTTGGAACAAGGTAGAGTTACGCCAGACATGAAGTGGATCGATATTAAAATCAAAGATCTTAAAGTTAAGATCAATGAACAAAGTGTTGAAGACGCACAAAAAGGTCTTTTTGATATAGCTAGTTAACCTAGCTAAAAAAAACTAATTTTTTTCCCAAGGCTACTGCGCTCTAAATTTTCGTAAAAGCATTCAGTGTCGCATCTAGAATAGAACCCCTGCATCAGGTGGTCGTCTATTATTCAATAAAATAAAAAAGTCAAAAATTGCTTGTGGTATAATTAAGAATAAAAAAAATAGGAGAGCAAAATGTACTGGACACCACAACGAATAAAAGAGTTAAAAGAAAAAGGATATAAGCTTAAGTTTTATGTTTATGATCCTAGGTTAAAAGATCTTACCTTTGAAGAGATTGAGAAGTTAGAGAAAAAAGAGTTTAAGGATTCCTGAAAATTACAATCATGAGAGGTTTAATATAACCAATTTTGTTTGGATCATCCTCCGTGCCATCGTCATGACCAAATCTAAAACCACGTTTAGGTTTTTTTAAAAACCTTATCTCACAATTTGTATTGTGATAAATGTAATCGTGAAAATATTTTGTATGTGTTGCAGCAGGTAATAAAAAAACACCAGTAAAATTATTTGTGAAAAATGCTTTTTCTACAAATTTAGGTATCTTCATGTCAAACAACGGATGAATGTAAGCAACCTCACCTGTCCAATCCTTATCTAAGCAGCTGTTCTCTATCGTGTAATATTTAGGCAACAAGTGATTTTGATCAGATGCGCAGCAATCTACAGTAAACTTAAATTCTTTTTTTAGATCCTCCCAAATATCTTTAGGAGTTCTTAAGTATTTCATTTTGACAGCTGAAAAAGAAAGATTCTTTTTATCTGACCGATCAATTGACCAAGGTTTCATTAATAAAAATAAGTAGTTTTTTTGTACAATGTTTTTAATTTTTTACCATCAAAGTAATATCCCTCAATTTCTCTATTACTCTTTCGCTTCACCCCAACTTTTGCCGAGGGCCACATCAACTTTGAAAGGGACTTTAAGATTTTCAATAGCATTTTCCATCACCTCCTTTACTCCTTTAATATCATTTTCATCATTTATTGAAAAGCATAATTCATCATGTATTTGTAAGATAGGTTTAAACCCATGCTTGTAACAATTAATCATTGCTTGTTTTGTTTGATCAGCTGCTGATCCTTGAATAAGTCTATTCAAAGCTTTGTAGGTAAAAGCCCTTCTAATGTTGTTACCATAGATTGCTTTAGCCTCTTCGTATTGCATGGCCTTATTCATTCCGAAGGTAGCAGGCTCCCACATGTCAAATCGGCATTTACGACCCCTTATCGTGCGAATAAACCCATATTTTGAGGCACTACCAGTAACTGCTTCTGCTAATTTTTTAACAAAAGGCACCCTAGTATGATATTTGTTCAACAAATTTTCTGCATTATCTTTTGAGATACCAAGTTCTCTACCTAATTTGGCCTTACCCATACCATAAAAAAGACCCAAATTGATCGTCTTTGCCTGTGTTCTACTTATACCTGCCATATCAGCTACTATCTGATGAAAGTCGGCAGCTTCGTTTTTATAAGCTTCAATAAATTCATCTGCACCACTAAAATCTTCATTAACACTTGCAGCGTAATGTGCAACTAATCGTGGCTCTTGTTGGCTATAATCAAAACTACCCCATTGTTTTCCTTCTTCAGGTAAGAATAAACTTCTTATCTTGTCTCCAAACTCTTTATTTCTTGCAGGTATTTGTTGCAAGTTAGGGTTAGAGTATGACAACCTACCAGAAACTGTTCCACCCTGATCAGATCTTAATTGATTTATTTCTGAATGTATTCTACCTTTGTGAACAAACCTTTGAATGGAGTCGATGAATGTTGAATGGAATTTATTTATTTCTCTTGCTTCTCTTATTAGTTGCGCTATCGGGTTATTACAATTCACTAGCCAGTTTTGGGTAAAGCTTGGTTCTCCGGTTTTCGGTGTTCGTGGGTAATCAACACCTATCCTATCAAACACCTGAGCTACAGATCTTGCAGCCCAAATATCAGGCTTCATAGTAGTTTCCTGTTTTATTTTTTTTAACACAAGATGTTCTTTCTCTTTAAATTCTTTTTTTAATTTTTCTGCTTTTTCTTCATCCACTCTTATACCTCTACGTCTTGTCTCAATTAATATAGGCAGCAGCTCCATCTCCATTTCCCAAACATCGTTAAGACTTTGTTTTGTAATCTCTGTTTTAAATCGCTGCCAAAGCTTCAATGTTAGACCTGCATCTTGTTCTGCGTAAAAACCTACATAGCCTGCAGGAAGTTTCCAAAGATCTGCCTTAGCATCAATACCCCACTCTTTTGCTTTTTCATTTAAAAATGTTTCGTTTTTTATCTCTCCTAAATAATCTTTCGCACATGCATTCAAACTAAAACTAAATCTATTTTCATTTATAAGTGCAGCAGCTATCATCGTATCTACAATAGGACCATTGATTTCAAAACCATTTACAAGCAGCCAACCGACATCATAACTAGCATTGTGAAATATTTTAGTGGCTGGTGTTTTTAAAACTTCTTGCATCCAAGCTGTAGTAATTGCAGAGTCCATATTACCACCCGCATCATGATGAATTGGAAAATACCATTGTTGATCAAAAGCAGCTACAGCAAAACCCACGATGTGTCCATCAAAGGTAGCCCAACCTGCACCTTTTGTTTTTATATTAGGATCCTTAGTTTCAAGGTCAATTGCTATTTCTTTAGCGTGTCTTAAATCTGGATATTCATTAGGACAAACCCAATCAGAATCATTGTAAATAAAATTTAATTGGTGTGTCATAGCTTTTTAAAAATAAAATATGTTATAATAGCTGCCACAAAAATTGCAATTATCCCGACACCCAACATGCCCAATCCATATTGTATTGTCATTTTTTTTTTGTGTCTTTTAATTTTTTGATTTCTAACTCGCAGTAATGTTTTATCTTTTCCAAATCTTCAACACCATTTTTGAAACGATACCTACAAACGTACTTAATTACATTCCCTTGAAAGAACGATAATTCATTTTTTGAAATAAATTCATAAGGTTGAATATGAAAGTGTTTGTAGTGAGATCCCCCGATTTGTCTATCTTGTGGAAATGCATCATCAAACATATCTTTGTTTGTCATAATTTAAACTCCTGCAGTATTCTTATTTTCTCCTCAGCTTGTGATATTTTTTCAACTAACTTATCAGCTTCTTCTATATGCTGCGGGTGTTCACCGATTGCTACAGGCTTTTCTAAATATATTTTAAGCGTAGCCTCGGCTTCAGATATTTGTGCGTTGTATCTATCTTCCAGCGCACTAAGTATTAATTGTCTAAACATAGTTTGCCTCGTATAATTTAAAATACTTTCCTAATGGAAAGTTATATTGATGGTTTGTACCTAGCAGATGTAGATTTTGTTTACATCGAGTTACACCCGTATACCAAACTCGAAGTTCTTTTACTTTTTCTGCTAAATTCTTTTTGTCAAAATGTGATGGAAAGTTACATTTACTGGCTAGCACCACATTATCTGCCTCTCCACCCTTAACTTGATGTATTGTATCAATTATAATTTTAGGTGGTTGCGTAAGATCCACACCTTCTTTCATTAATTTATTGAAGTATTGTTTATCTTTATCTTTAAATTTTCTCTTAAACACTTGATTCCAAGGACCTTTCTCGTCTCGCATACCACACCTTAAATGTAATTCGTCAAAAGTAAACACTTGATTTGGGTGTGCAAAAGACCATTTTTTGCTGTCCTGTGACCGGTATCCGTGGTCTATGTTTAATAAATATTCATACATGATACAGGCTTCTTCTCGTGCTATCGCACCACCCTCGCAAACTTTCTCCCATAATTGAATCGCCATGAATTGATTCGGATCAAACGATTTATTATTCTTTTGATCTTGATAGTATAGGCCAAGGTTCTTTGCCTCCTGCTGCAGCTCTCTCTTCACATCATTTATTCTAGCTAGCACCATCCAACTACCATCTAAATCCCAAGGCACTTTCTTCAATCCATTCCATCTTTGTATAGATCCATCTTTACCATTAGAATAAAACTCTTTCTCTATTCTATTACTACCCATCGAATGCAAAATGCAGCTAGAAAAAAAATGTATATTCTTATTCAATCGTACACTCTTTTTCAAAACAAGAGACTTGCCAGGAAAAGTTTGAAACAAATTAACATCTGCACCATTCCATTCATAGATTGCCTGATCATCATCGCCTGCAATGTAAACTCTGTCTACAGCTTCAGCTATCTTTACAACCATGTCCCACTGCAAAGGTGTAAGATCTTGAGCTTCATCAACCATTAACACCTTAAATGGTATTACCAAACCATCAGTAATATATCTTTGCACCATGTCGGTAAAATCTAATCTGTCAGGTGTCCGTTGTCCGTTCTCCAGTTCCATTGTTTTAAATTCTTCGTAACCATTTATAATTGATTTAAATTGTTGTAACCTCACAGCTTTCCTAGATTGCTGTTTGTAAAGCCATACAGGATCTACCTTCATGTTTCTTGCTCTATCATATATTTGTAAGGACCAATTATTATAAACTTTAGCATCATCATGGCCCTCTTTGTAATTCACTTTTATAGTTCCGTATTGAGTATGAAACATTAACATATCAGCTTTTGGATCTAGTACAGGTATTTCAGCAAACTGCTGCCGAGCCAAAGAGTGCAATGTTCTGAAATATTTAAAATCATCTTCATCATATTCTTTAAATCTTTGTCTTACTCTTGCAACACATTCATTTACAGCTTTGTTTGTAAAAGATACGTAACAGATTTCATCAGGGGAGTATCCTTGCCTAAGATAACGTTGCACACGTTTTAGTAAGTTTTCTGTTTTACCTGTGCCTGGAGGACCAAATATTTTAATTGTCTTCCCACGCAGCCTTCGGTTTAGTAAATTTGACATCTTTATTTTTGTGTTCCTGTTGTTTTGGTAAAGGTACAATCCAATGTCTGCTTTGTATACCTTTGAATTTTGCTTTTGGCTTTGCGCCACCTTGTTCTAAAAATCTTGTACATTCTTTTTCATTCCAATTGTAACCCATCTTTTTCATAAATGATCTAAATGTTTCTAATTTAAATCTCATTTCAACTTCATCACGCCATATATTACCAGAGTCTATTTGATCAAACTCTGTTGTATCCTCAACATCTTCTAAGAATCTAGACATTCTAGAATTAAATACGTCACTACCTTCCTCTGTTGCATCAAAACCCTCCATGTCTTGTTTGTTAGACATTAACTCATCAAGCCAATCCCTATACGGATCTGGATCTCTTTTAGTTGGTTTAAGTGGTCGCCATACTATATCGTAGTTTAAAAGTTGTTCTCCTAACAACTGCTGTTGGTATAATTGTTTTGTTGATAATCTTATCGATTTACCTTGAATAGGTAAAATCCAATATGGTTCGGGATATGAATTTACTTTTATGAGTTTACCAACTTCAGGTAAGGCTTCATTAGCACCAATACCTAATTTTCTTTTCACACATTCACTAGATACACAATGCATTCGTGCAATCGATGTTTTGCATTTGTAAGCATACTCTTTATTTTCAACACCTTTAAATATGTTTTCTAATTCTTTTGGATGTAATCTTTCTTCACACACTTTTCCCATCATGTCTCTTGTCCAATCTTGATACATAACTGGATCTGGATTAATTTTTTTGGCTAACACAGCTACGTTAAACATAGCATCATTACGACCTTCACCTTTCTTAACTTTGTTTTTCATAAAGTTTACAACACAAGGTGGATAATCTTTTGTTTCACCATCTTGAAATATTTTTAATTTTTTAAATTCAGCAGGCTTTAATCTATATTTAGATACAAATTTATATAAATCTTTTAAGTTGATTGAGTTACACTGATCATCCATTGCAACTCTAGTTGTCATATGTGCTTTTTGATATGGTAAGTTTACAAAGTTACCTTTTCTTTTTTCATCCCAATTATCTGGAGTAAGATCCACCTCATCTTGAGCAGGAAAAATATCTGTAGTGGTATCATTGATACCTAGGTCAGAAGCTAATTCAATTAATTTTTTACGCATTGCAGATGCAGGAATTGCACCTTCAATAAATAAAATTAAATGGAGTCCGTTGGATTTCGATCTGAATGGTACGAGTGGGTATTTTCTTTTCCGTATAATCGATATAACTTCTTGATGCTGTATATTATAACGATCAACATCGATGACCCCCCAACTGCATGTATTATCATCTCTGATAGGGACAGACCCATAATAAGCTTCTCCTTTTAAATGTTGCACCCAATGTTCTTTTGACATTGGAGAAGGTTCAACCCAATGTTTGAATTCTGCCTTACCTTTAGAGTTTTTCTTACCCGTTGGTTTGGAAACACCAAAATATGTAGTAGAGCCCTGGAAGAGTTCTATAAACTCCTCCAGGGTTTTGTCAAGTAGATCCATGTTAGAATGGAGTTTTTGCTACTTGTTCTTCTTTGCCGTGGTTAACTCTGACAGCACCTTTTTTACATGACTCATAAAAGTCAAAGGCACCTTTAATTGTTTCTTCGCTCTCCACTTGTCCTATATGCTCAATCTCCCAACCAAACCAAGAACCTAGATTGTTCTTTTCAAGTACAGTTTTAAGAGAATACATTTGAGTAAATGGTGCAGGCTTAAAAAAACCTTTCCCATCTTTTCTCTTTTGCCTTAAGGACATCATCATTGAATTCCACTTCTTAGATTTTTTTCTTTGAGTAGACTTCATAGTTATTAAAGCTGTTGATGAT